ATTTTTTACCCATTTTATCTAAAATAGGTATAATGGTAAAATGCACCGAATCTGTATCACCATATTTAGATATATCACATTCAATACCATATGTTTCTTTCGCATATTCATCTATTATTTCAGCAGATTTTTTAATTACAGCCTGGCCTGTTAATGTAATAGAACTTGAATGGTCAATATCGAACATTGGGAATGCAATATTAGCAAATGCACCATATACACTATTCATTAAAATTTTAAGAGTGTATTGTAAAATATCTAATCGCTTGATTTCGTTTTTATCTTTTTCAGATTTATTCTTTTTACTTTTTAATTTCTTTAATGCTTTTTTAGCTTTTACACGTTCATTATAATTAAAATCAAGCATTTCAGGCATTATGCCTTGTTTGTTTTGTGTATATAATACTTTAGCTCTCGATATAGCAATGTTTTGATTCTCTATAAATTTTTCAAAGTTATCAAAACTAATAGTTTTATATTTACCATTGGCTGCTATTATCTTAATCTTTTTTGCTGCCTTGTCTATTTTATCTATTTTTCCCAATTTAGTTTCAGGAGAAATATTTAATGTAATAATAACGTTTGGATATAGACTATTAGCATCAAATGTTATGATACCTTTTTCCAAACCAGCCTTTATTTCCCTTACAAAACCACCTTTATAATTCTCGCGATTTGATGCAGGTCTATTAGTAAGAATAACTTGATTTCTTTTAGCTGCCTGTGTAGCAATTAAACCAGATACTACAGCAATTTTACCTAATGCAGACTCAAAAACAGTCAAACCTTTATATGCAATCATTCTGGCTACATCGAGATAATGTAACTTATCTTCAAGTTTAACTAATAATTCAACATCATTAACATTATATTCAACAAATTTATCCCAATCATCATCTGATAATAAAGCAAGATTTGGTGAATTAAATGCAGTCTTACCAATTTTCAATTCTTCTTTTGCGATAAAATCCAATGAGTAAGATTCTTTTTCACCTCTTGAGAAATTTTTGTAAGCCTCCATATAATCAATACAACTTACACCTTTTATATAAAATCGTATTCTCTGTTTGCCGAAGGAACTTTCTCTTAACAATCGTGTATTGACTAAATTTACAGGAGACAATTTTCTTGCCCATGTTCCTGTCACTTTACTAAAATATTCTTGTTCAAATTCTGCACGAGATGGGTCCTGTCCATCAAGCAATCTACTAATGCGATTAATGATATATGGTATGTCGAATCCTTCTGAGTTCCAACCACTTACAATATCTGGATGTTCAGCAGACCAGAAATGTATGAATGCTTCAAGCATATCGTCTTCATTGTCAAAATTGAAATAATCATGATTTTCTATTACTGGTGTAAAATCATGCTGTAGTCCGAAAGTAGTATATTTATGTCTTAAAGTATCGTAGATTGTTATTAAATTAATAGGATGTTGAGCTTCCATTTCATCTGGAAACTCATTTGGGGAATAAACTTCAATATCTAAAAAGAATATCTTTAAAGGATTCTTAGTAAAATCTGGTTTGTTATTTATTTTATAGAATCTATCAATTAGATATTGTTGTTCAACTTGTAAATTATAAAAAACTCTTCTTCCACTATTTGCTTTAGCAAAATTTCTACGATCGAATTCTTGTTTAAATGAAATTTTTCTTAAAGGCGTATTAAAAATAGAAGTAGCATCTTTTGCTTGAGCGCTTTCAATATATAAATAAGGCCTAAAAGGTTCTACTATTTTTATACGCTCGCCATTTTCATCCCAAGTCCAGAGATGTATTTTCTTTCCTCGAGAATCATAAAATATATTTCTATACATTTGAATAATCAGGGGGGAATAAATCCCCCCTCTCTTAATTGTTAGCTTTTTGTGTAGTATTGATTTTCACTGTAGACAGATATAATGATACTATTATCTACTACGAAAAACATACCTTCTTTTTGTGATTTCGACAAGGAAATATTGGGATATTTCTTGACTAGTTCTTCTGCATCCATCATTTCCGCATTTAGATCATCTGGGACTAAGCCTGTTGATCCAATGTAGAACACTAAAGGAGCAAGATTATTCCATAATTCATTTTCATATTTACTAACAAGTTGTTTAGACTCTGCAATTGCATCAAGAATAGTATCTTGATCTTTTGATACTAATGCTTTGATTAAATTAGAACATTTAGCTTTACGGCAGAATTTTTCTAAATCTGTTCTTGTTGCACGAGATTCTCCAATGAATGTATCTAATATTCCTTTTTGGACTTTATCCGCAAATGTTTCTTTCGACCTTGCAGATAATGTCTTGGCTTCAAGATTTTCACCATCGAAAATATTATGAAGCTTAGGTTTTTTATTGTCACCAACTTTATAATACCGAGCAAATATTTCATTTGCAGAACGGAATGAATCAGATGATAATATGTCTGTTGTGCCTATTTTAATTTTATAAACAGGACGAGAATCAATTTCACCTTTTGCAATGGCTTCATTAAGATCAGCATAAGATGTTGTAGTTGGTGGATTAAAATACAATGCTTTGCTTAAACAATGCTTTTTCAATTCTTCCAATTGTTCTGCTGTATATTCAACAGATACTTCTTTAGTAATTGATGAAAGCAATCCATTTACTATTTTAGCTTGCAACGTATTATCGACTACCTCTTTTAGTTTCTTAACTTCAATATCAAAAGAAGTAATTGGCCGATCTAAACTAATATTATATGTTGCCCCTGGCTTATAAGAACCTTTTAATACACCTAATCTTTTCAATTCATCAAAAGTTGATTTCTTTTCAAATTTAAGTGGAAGTTTTTTCGAATACACTTCGCCATTAGCTACTAAAGTGAATTTTTTATAGTCCTTTAAATCCAATTCAATGCCAGCAACTTCTGGAATTACTTTTCTCGTAGAAGCATCAACCAATGAAACAGGAACAGATATTTGCATATTAATAGAGGCCGCTGATCGACTTAAATCAAATGAATCTATGTCGACAAATACAGTTTCCTTTTTTGGCTCAATATCTGTTTCAGGAGGTTCGATGGATCCATCATCCAAACGTTTTCCAGGAACTCTTTTTACAGAAGTATTTTTATATGTACTTCTAAATTCATCAATATTCAACTTAATACAACCTTGGTGTTTTCTTAAAACTTTAATTATATCAAGAACAGTGGGGATATTTGGAAAGATTTTATCTCTTGCTACAAATTGACAAGTAAGGTCACCAGTAATAGCTTTTTCAATATCTGTTACAAAGGCACCAATATCTGCACTTGTAAGAGCTTTATAATGCTTATCAAATAATGTTTTATTTCCCATGCTGTATATGCAATATTTAGCATTATTTAATTGTCCCGACGATACGTAATGTTTCGCAAGACAGAGCATTGCTGTTGGATTTTTACTTTCATTTTCTGGATTACATGGAGTAAATTTATACAACGTACCATTTGCAGCAGATTTAACTTTCAATGATCCTTGACCACTGATAATACGGTTATTAGCAACATATACAAATATATCATCACTATCACCGTTATATTCTAAGCACGGACCTGTATTATGAACCAATTTACTTGATTCATAGAACGAATCATATACTTGCTTTGTGTCTCGTGCAAATGTGCAAGTACCAGAAGCTTTATTAGCCATTTCTGCAAGAAGCGAAAAATCTGAATAATCACTATATGCAATAGTATTAAGAAATACGTTTTTGTATGACAATTTTTCACAAAGCTCTAATAGGTCTATTTTTTCACTAATAGATGAAGGGTCATTTGCATAACCATCGCTGTGCACTGTAATACCAGTCAATTCATCGTCTTCAATATATTGTTCTGCTACTTCTAATGCTTGGCTAATACAAGTTAAACCAGTTACGCGAATGTTTTTGATCTCTTGCAAATATGATGAATCGATTTTCATCACTTCGCTTAGATCTACTCTAGCAAAGTGGCAAGTCACATCATGAAATGAAGAATAACTGATAAGGGTTATTTTCATATCAGATTGTTTGAAATCATCAATGGTAAGGATTCTAACAAGCGTATCTTTTAACGATTCAAGATCATAATACATAGATCCTGATCTATCAATTATCATTATATGATGACCGATTTGTTGAGGTGTGTCGTTACCTACATCTACACTTTCACTTGATACTTTGAACGATTTTAATAATTTATCTTTGTAATTATACATATTACAACTCATTACTTATTCCTTTCTAATTTATACTTCTTACATTAGATAGTACCACACTACCTATACATTCCATACTAAAATATTTATTGATTTATCCCGTTAATTCAATGCTTTTTATCTTGAATTTAATGATGATTTAATCAAACCAAATCTCATTAGCATTACCAAACCAATATTCACAATTTTCACTTAAAGCAGTTAGATTAATAATAAAATTAATTGATTTACAATAATTATAAACTTTATTAGTCATCATATCTGCATCGTTATATTTATACCATATTATATTCAGACTTGCATCATCAATTGATTTTACAAGTAGTTGAAATAGATGGTCTGTCCCATTATAAATAATTTCAGCTTTAATGGGGGCATATTTTTTGTTATAAAAACGCGCTTGTGAAGGTTCATCTAACATTATTAAAAACCAATTGTCTTTAACATATTTGCCCAAATGACGTTGTAAAACCACGTCATTTTCTTTGAAAATATCATAAATGTTTTTAATCATATTTTTTATCTCGGATTTAATCTAGATAACGCTTTTCTTTCTTCATCCCATTTGGTATAATACAATTCCTTAAATTCGTCGAGATGATCGTCCAACCACATAGTTTCCGCATATTTTCTCGCATTACGACATTGCTTCATATAGAAATCTTGATCCTTTAAAATAAGTTTAATATTATCAATCATTTCATCACCAGTTTTAAATTTGTGTGGTGCATCTTTATAAGTGATTAAATCCTGGAATGCGCCAGGGAGGCCGCAGCATGCAGATTCAAGAAACTTGATATTACTTTTTGCTTTATTAAAAGTACAATCAACCAGCGGTGCAATACAGCATTGTGCATTAGTTTCTGTATAAGCTTTTGGAAGTTCGAGTAATGGATACCATTGAATAAACTCCATTTCGCCCACATCAATGAATGGTTTACAAGGAAGTGGAAATCCTCCTACAAATACCCATTTAAACTCTTTTCTTGTCTTGATAATTTGCTGCACCACATGCGTAAAATCATCATGCTGATTTGTACGATTCATTACATCAATATGAGTACCCGACCCAGCATATAAAATCCTTGGTCTTTTTTTGTTTTTATCATAATTTTTAGATAAAACAGATTCATTATAATGACCATCAAACCACATGCGGCTTGGATAGTTAGGAATTACAGTAATTCTTTTATTACCAGTCTTTGATTCATAATATTCCTTCATATATTGACATGTGACACTAATTTCATCACACATCTGCATCATTTGAAGGGAACTCTGTAATATTTGGGGATCTTCAAAGGCCATTCTACACCGATTAAATTTAGGAATATCATCAACAAAGATAATATCGTCAATTTCATAGATTACCTTAAAGCCGACTTGTTCTGAACCTTGCTTTAAAAATTGCACAAACTGTAATTGCTGAGGAGTAGCTTGGCGTTGTAAACGAACAGCTGAAATGCCTAGGTAAAAACGCGGGTCTATAATCATAGTAGTAACCCCATTAATAATACCTTTTTGGAACGCATTCAACATGATTTCTGGTTGAATCATACGCCACCAACCACAACCGCCATAATCTGCATAGTAATTAATAGCCCTTTTCAAACCTTGGCCAGGCATTGCAGGCATTGCAGGCGTACTCCCCTGAATATTATGAGCAACACCATAACGTTGTGTTGGCGTGCCTAAAACTTGACCGAGCGGCATCCCAACATTGCCTAATTGAACTGGTTGATAATGAATATAAGGACTTTGATTTTGTTGTGGAGCAGATTGTTGTTGCTGCGCAGGTATTTGCGCATTCTTCATTTTAAGTGGCATAGTCTATTCTCCGTGTAATCCCATTTCTTTTTTCAAGATATATAATTTCGCCCGTCCTATGTTTTATAGATTCGGTTTTATGACTTATAATATATATGGATTCATTGTAATCTGCAACTCTATCTTTTAAAATTTCTAATACACATTCTACACCTTTTGAACATAAACTTGTATCTAACAATTCATCTAGAAATAAAAAGTTAAAAGATATATTGGTCAAATATCTTCGAATGTCCATAAATGAAAACGTCATCGATAAATCAATTCGTCTACGCTCTCCATTAGAAAAATTAAAATAAGAACATTCTTGCCCATTTTCATTTAAAATGGTTTCTTCAAGAAATTCATTAAAATGACATTTACAGCAAGCATCCATTCTTTGAAGATAATAATCAACACGTTCATTAAGAACATCTAACATTTTCTTTATAATATGACTTTTTGCCCCTTCATCTGATACAACAAATTTAGCAGTTTTTAATATTTTAGCATCAGCCTCACAACGATTAAAATTTGCATTTACAACGTTGTATCTCTCTTGTGTAGAATCAATTATTGAATCGAAATTTTGTTGATCTTCTTGTATGTTTGCTAATTCATCTTCGTATTGTTTTATTTGCTTCTTATATTGTAACAACCTAAATTGTAAATTATTAGATTTTTCTTTTTGAATTTCTATATTATGTTTAAATTCTTCTTGTTCTTTAATTATCTCTTCATGATTTTCTTTTACACTTTCAAATTTGTCTACATCTTTTTTATATTTAGTTATTTCACTTTTTAATTGTACTATTTTGTCTTCTTTTTCTTTAATATCATGTTCGTTTTTATGAATGTCTTCTTCTGAAAATGGCCTTTTACATTTAATACATACATTGCCTAATGCTTTAATTTCTTTAACTTCTTTTTGCAATGTATGCATATCTACTTCCATTGTGTATATAATATCATTTATTGTGCTTATATTATGTTTTGCATCTTTAATTTCAATATTTGCTTTGCGTATAATTTCATCAGCTTCTTTTACACTTCCAATTTCTTCTTGCTTTTTTTCTAGTTCTTTTTCTATATTTTTTACTTTTTTTGTAATGTCATCTTTATTATTTTTTAAATCATTAATATGCTGTTGATGCTTGATTTTTTGTTCTGCTTTTTGTTTTTTATATAATTTTAAATTATTCTCAATTTCATTTAGTTTAGCTATTTCAATATTTTGACTCTCTCTATTCTTGGCAATATCACTTTTAACAATATCTGTCATGTTGCTGAAAACATTCATTCTAAAAAGGCCTTCAATAAAACGCCTTTTAGCATTTTTAGGAAGAGATAGGAAAGGCTTTGTATTATTAAAACACATGATGACACATTGTTCGAAGATAGTAGGAGATGAATTAATAATTTGATTTTGAATTATCTTCTTTGTTTCAGTAATAGCATTGGAGATGTCCATGCCATCTTTTTCAAATCGAAGAATAGATGGTTTCATTCCTCTAACAATATTATATTTACTTAGGACATCATTTTCTAATACATCGAAGTCCAATGATACGCCGCAATGTTTATTTGTGTTCCAATTAGGTATCTTTGATAATTTAACCTCTCTTAAAGGAGATCCGAATATTGCATAAAAAATGGAATCAATAATAGATGATTTACCGCACCCATTCTTTACATCGTCTTTATCTTTATTCTCTCCTGTTATTATATGAATACCAGGTTTGAAATCAAGAACGATAGGTTCATGCCCTATAGACAAGAAATTTTTTAATTGAATCTTTTTAAAATTAACTTGTTTCATTAAAATTCATTTTTGCTATAAAATTGCCTTACTTCATATTCTTCTCTACGCGGTGGACTCCAATTTTCAACAGGCGTTAAAAAACCTACTACACGTAAATAATGTGTAGTAGCCGCATCATGACAAGGGGACTTTTTAAAATTGCCTATGAACAATTTACCGCATGTGTTGCATCTACATTGAGCGACATTTACTGCAAAATATGTTACTCCTTTACTAGCTGCAAATTCAATTAATGTTTGCATTTGGTCCTTGTCTAAGCTTTCTGTACTATTTAAATGACATATAGCACCGCCTGAATTTAACGAGTCAAATTGTCCTTGCATTCTTATGCGATCTTCAATGTCAACATTCTTCCAAAGAGGTATATATTGATTTGCATATAATTTATATTCATGCCCAGAAAATAGAAGTTTGTCTTTTTCAGCAAGATTATATGCAGCTGATTCGCCTGGAATTTGTTCTAAATTTCTAATATTGCCATCTTCTTTAGTTCTTTGTTCATTAAGATAGTTGATCTTATTAAATATCTTGGTAACAAATTCCGTGCCTTGTTCATCAATGATGTCATATCCTTGCAATTCACATGCTTCATTTGCACCAATATATCCCACCGTCATGAATTGCTTTTGTAAAAACATAAAATTATGTGTATAAAGAGGCAATTTATTTTTATCTATATTTTCTTGGAGGATTTTGCGTTGAGCCATTAAAATATCTTGGGCTGCTTTTGCATTATACTCAAGGATCTTAAAATAATCATTATCATCTTCTGCTTGGTATGCAATTCTGGGAAGATTTATTGTAACCACTCGACTTGACCCAATGCTTACACCGCCAGCGCCAAATGAATTAGTATACTCAATCTGTTTAGCATCATTGCGCAATCTGCAACAGCTTGAAAGCACACCAAGCTCACCAGTAAATATATTAAATGCACCATTGTAAGCATTTAATTCTGATACTAAGGAAAGAAACTTTTTATCGGGAATTTCACCTTTTTCATTTTTATAAAAGGTTACTGTATTGATAGGGAAAGTAAATGTTTGGTCTTTTGACTCTTCAATAAACCAACGCATATAAAATTCTTGTAATTTTGTAATGCTTTCAAAATTAGGCTTAGATCCATCTGGATAAACTGTATTGGTAAACAAATCTTCCATGAAATATTTATCATATAGATTAGTATTGACAAATGCACATTGTGATCCTCTAAAAGGGAAGTTCCATGAATAGATCATAGACTGTAAGTTTTGTTCAACTTCTTTTCTATAATTTTGATATTCTAGATAATTTTCACCAAAATCCTTACGCGCAAACCAATCCATAAAAATGAAAAGATCTGGATAAGCACATGCACCAGCAAGTTGATTGCTAGTATACGCGGTGAATTGAATGATATGGTTAATATATGAAGAAAAGTGTCGGCACGGTCTTATCTTAACCTTTTTAATAAAAGGCATACCATATATAATAAGAGGTTCTAAAGAAAATGCATAACAATAAGGTTTTAATGACATATGTAAATCATGGATTTTAAGAGCGCCATTAATTGACAATTCCAATAATTTATTTGCTCTCTTTACACCAAAACTTTCAACAATTTTTTTCCATATAATATAATAGCCATTAAGTTTTTGAATACTCTTAGTAAATTCATACTCGAAAGAAAGAACAGAATCATCATCAACATTAGCATTTGCATCTGATGAAACATCAGCTACAACCTTCTTTGTAAAAAATTTACGTGCAAATGTATTGATGTCTAAATGTTCAGCCCCTATACCATCAATATCAAATATTTCGTGTCCGTATTTACTTTCGATCTCCTGTAATTTTTTAACGAATCTTTCATCAAATGATTGGCGAACTAAGAGGCCCATTATAACTCCTTTAATGTAGGTTTGAGGTTGCAATAATCAATTTGTTCCCATGCATCATTTAATTTAATAAAAACTCGTTGATTACAATTTTTCGATCCTAATGGGCCTCTTTCTTCTATGTATGGTCCATCCTTGACTAAATCTAAATATTTTAAAACGTTATAGTCAGAAAGAGATTCAAATAAATATCCTGTATATAAAGCTATTTTATAATCATATTTTCTTTTGAAAATTTCATTGAATTTATTGACTTTAAATACTTGATCTATCGGATCACCACCCAGCCAACAAATCCACCGGGACAATTGATGTCGATTCAAAATATCCGGTATATTTTCAATAGATATTATTCGGCCTCCGCGAAATGTCTGTAATTCTGGCGAATGACACTGCTTACACCTCCTTTTACATCCTTGCGTATATAGATTTATCGAGATCTGACCAGGAACTTCTAAAAATCCGGTAGATATCGACGCCAGGCATATGGAAGCATTGTCTATCACTGAGTTTTCCTTTTAAATATAAATAATCTATAAATATTTACGCTTTATTGAACTAATATTATAGTATATCTATATAAAAAAGTCAAGAAAATTATTTATTTTTCTGTTTTTCAACTTTTAAGATGTTCAAATTCACAAACGATTAATCCATCACCCCAACCACCTTTTGTTGGGTGTTCAAAAATATATTTTGTATTAATATTAAAATCTTCAATCAATTTTTTACATTTTTGATAATTGTTATGCAAAGAAACGAATAAAAATTGAATTTTGTTAAAAATTTTTGTGCGTAAAATGTTTTCTAAAACCTCTACTTCGCTTCCTTGAATATCCATGTGTAAAATAGATATATTCTTAATTGTATTTTCATTTAAAATATCTTTTAATTTTATTTGGTTACATTTTTTAGAAAAATTTTTAAATTTTTCTTCTCTTGGTTCTCCTAAAAAACCATAATAAAAAATACAATTTGGTAGATTTTTCTTTCCTAAATTTAAACGTTCTTCTGAAACATCAACTCCAATATTAATACAATTACCTTTAAAAAAATTATAAAAAAGTTTTGAATATTCACAAGGACCGCAGCCAAGTTCTATCATTACTGGTTTTTTGTGTGTAATTTTTTGCAAGCACTGTTTAAATAAATCTTCTTGTTCTTTTTCAAATTGAATTTGACCACCTTTTAACATTTTTTCCCCTTTATATGTATTTTGTACAATCCTTTTTAGTCAACAAGATTTAATGCAAAATCTTTTGATGTATGTGCTGGAGCAACAACAGAATGTTTTCCGATATGATTAATATAACTTCTTTTAGTTGTTATTATTTTGAAGTCATGTTCGTGACATAATTCAATGTATTTCCAATCCCATACATGAGGCACATGCGGAAACAATAATTTTTTTAAAAGATTTTTATTTAAAAGAACACATAGCCCTCCTGTTGCAGATTTCGATAAGTATTGTTCAGTTAATTCTATATATTTTTGATGTACGCTAGAATTATAGGGTGTTATCATCCCTGGATTTATATCATTACTTTGACAATACGCAAGCATTTCATCGATTTTTAATAACCATTCATATTTAAATTCTACATCACTATCAGTATTAACTATCAACTTATCTTGGCTTAATGCAAAACGCATTGTTTTACAAAAATTACCAGGTCCTCCATATCTCCTATCATTTTTATATACTTCTACCTTTTCATTATTTTTACGAAACTCTTTTAAAAGATTATAAACTTTTTCATCTGTCGAACAATCATCAAATATATAAATTTTATTAACCAAGGACAGATCAGTTTTTTGAATAGAATCAATATAGACCTTTAAGTAATCTGGTCTATTATATGTTGTTAAATAAATATTATATTTCATGGTATGGCCTCATGTTTTGCAAAAATAGCATATCCGTTTCGCAGATTCCAATCTTCTTTTAATAATTTATAATTTTTATCGCCTTTTAATTTCATATAATTTTCATAGTTCTTTAATGCATTAATATCATCTAGTATAAACACATCAGAATCTCTTGTTAACCTGAAGTCGGCTAATCCAAAAAAACCAGAACCATCTAATAATACAACATTAAACTTATTAATATTGTTTGTATTTTTAATATGAATAATTCCATTAGGAATGACTCCTTTAGCCCATTCATCTTCTCTTTTTTTCCAACTTAAAATTTCATCTTTAGGATATTTAGTACTAACTCCTAATTTTGGATGATTGTTTAAAAATTCACATATACTTTGTTCACTTCTAGAATCTTTTAAATCACCTGATAGCATACAATAACACTTTACATATGGTAAATCCTTAGTATTATTTCTTAATATATCAAATCTACACTTTTGTGCTTCTATACAATACAGTGTTGAATGTTCCGTTAAATTGTTTTCAGTTATTCCTTGTATAAAAGCTTGTGTGCTTCCTGTGCCATCCCAAGAACCAACTTCAAGTATATGTTTTGGTTTGAAATGCTTTACACATTCTTTAATAAGGTAAAATAAATCATCGTAGTAAATTTCTGGCATATTAACCCTTTATAATATTGTGTGTTATTTTATTAATTTTATCATATTGATTTTGTGAAATTAAATTAATCCAATCTCCTACTATACCTTTTCGGGGACTTATTGTATTGAAATTTAATCCAGGGATAGTTAAATGTGATTTAGGCTCTCCTAAATGTACACTCATTTTTTCAATAACAGATTGAAAATCGTACTTTAATTGCTCGTAATATATTGTGCATATATTTTTCTTAACCTTTTTCCATCCCTTGATATGTTGAGCCCATCTTTCAACTAAATTTTCAGATTTAATTAAACTATAAGCGCCATCATAAGGATAATCATATGGTTTAATTTGGAATAAAAATTTCTCTATATCTGTACAATATGGAAATGCTGGATTGCTTTTATGTAAATTAAAATAATGGTAACAACTTGTCATAACATCTGCACATTCTCTGATCACATAAAAAACATGAAATCGTTCTAATAGTAAATCAAAATAATCTTCAAAAAATTCAAATTGATGATGCGATTTAAATATTTTAATATCATTAGATGATATTTCTAATTCTTCTTTAAACCCCCTTTCAACGTCTTGTTTATAATTTTCTCCGCCATTATCTTTAGAATAAACATTTTTATATTTATAATCAATATTTTCAAAATTTTGTGCTATAGAATTTATAGCGAAATGCGTGCCTGAACGTTCATGTGATATTACTAGTATATTTTTCATATTTTTATAACTTGCGAATCGTCATTGACCCATGGAAAATAGTCTCTTAAAAACACTGGAAAATTAGTTTCATTCTGAAGCCTTTCCCAATTCTTTACAGCTCCATTATATCCATAATAATCTTGTTTAAATTCTACATGTTTTCTTTTTGCATATGCATAATGTCTAAAACCCCATCCTTTATGTGTAGTAAAATCTTTATTAATGAAAAGAGGATTATTTAATTGTAATTCAGGAGGTTCATGGGATATCCATTTAGTTTTTTCATTAAAAATCCATAAACGATTCCATTCATAAGGCATGTCACCATAACAATTTTTACCTTGTAATATTAAATCTTCTCCTACATAATAATTGCATCTAAATTGTACTACTTTCTCTCCACAATAATATCTGAAATACATAAACATCTCTTCTAATGTTTTATTACCCCAAAATTCATCTACATCAATTTGCATTAAAAAGGCGTGATCTACTTCATCAATAAATGAATTACACATTTCTGCTTTGCCGTTCCAAAATTGATGTTTTCCATTAACTATTGGTGGTCGTATTACTTGTATTTGATCACATTGAATATCATTAAGAAATTCATATGTTCCATCTGAAGACATATTTATATTATTCAGGTATTTTTGAGGAATTTGTTTACACCAAGATGTACATTTTGTTGGAAGAGCCGGACCTTCTATAATGTACCATTTATCAAAAAATTTAGGTATCTTTGTATATTGTTTTTCAATATACGGCATACCATTTAATACAATTGTAAATGCTATTTTATTCATATTATAGTCCATTTATTACGTAATGTTGGGGTTGCTTTATATTCAGATCTTTTTAAAAAATACTTTTTATTATCCAAATTTAATTGTTCTACAAGATTGGCAAAACAACTATCAAGCAATATTAATTTTTTTGACTTTTCTATTATAGTCAGCCAATCAAAAATATTATTTGTACATGGTGTAATTTCAATTATTTGATATGAACCATCATTTTCTAAATTTATTCTTCTTTGTGAGATAGATCCAGTAAAATGTACAACGGCATATTTTTCTTGTTTAACTAATTTATTATATAAATCAACTTCTCTGTCTTTATTTCTTTTTATATCTAATTTCCATTTTTTATCAAAAGGAACATTAGCTAATTCATAATTAAATTGATCAAACGGTGTATTATTTTGTTGGAATTTCCTTGTATTTTCAGATCCCCAATACCCATCAAATGTATATAATAAATCGATTTTTTTATTTATACATCTTAATCGTTCAATACATTTACGAGTGCAATCAGCCCAATTATATGATTGTATAGGAATAAATGTTACATAATGCCCAGCAACTGCATTGAACATGTTATATAAACTTTCATGTATTGGCCAAATAACTCGATAAGAATTATTGAAATAATGCTTAGCGATTGGAAGGCAGATTATTATATCACCTATCTTCCCTGGTCTTAAAATCCCTATTGTTGGTATTTTTTCCATTGTACAATTAAATTATCTACTAACTGTTTTTCATCATCTTTGAATTGTAAAAAAGCTCCCCATGGTTGTCTTCTTATAAAGACATTTAATATGTCGCCCCATAAATATTTGTATTTTAAATAATGTTTTTGCTCTTGAGTTTCATTAAATTGCTGTTCTTTATCTCCTTGCGATGCATACCATCCTTGATGTATCATATGAAATGCATAAGGTTTTGTGTTTACAAGAGGATCGGGACTATTCATTTTAATCATCAATGCATAATATTGATCAAATAAAGGACGTCCAAGTAACATATCTACAAATAAATGTTTATGTTCTAAATACCATTCTTTTTTAAATACAAAGGCATCAAATCCTGCTATTTCACATCTCAAGACTTTGATAGAGTCGTCTATATCATTCATTTCTGCAATATCATATCTTGATATTGCAAATGCTGTGGGATGTTTGTTTTGAATATGTTCAATTAATTTAGGATTTAATAAAATATCGCTGTTTAGAAATATAAAATAATCACAATCATATGTAGATAAAATTTCAAATATATCATTTACATATGGTAATTGCTTATCACTATATGTGCTATATCGCGTTAAATTATCATTTACTTCAAAACAATCATATGCATCATCTTGTTTATCAAATTGAACATTGACAACTTTAACACTTTCATATTTAGATTCAATTCTTTGTAAACACTTTACAGCAATATCTTGTCTTTTATTTGTTTTGAAAGTGTTCAAACCAATCACGATTTTCATGTATATGTTGCTCCTCTGCTAGAAATTGATTTAGATTCATTATATTTATTTTTTAAAATATATTTTAATTCACCTATTGTAAGACGAGATGTTTCTACTATATAATGCCCATACTTACTTTTAAAATAATTTGCATACTCGACAACACGATCTGATACATCACCGCATACACTCTTGCAACCTATTGAAGCTAAATATACATCACTATCACTAATATCACAAAAGTATGGGTATGGAGTTGTAAATCCTTGTTTACCAGCCAACCAAGTATGTTCTACATGTTCCCATGCATTATAATAATGTTCATCCATCAAACCTATACTTTGTAAACAATTCTTTGTATAAAATTGAAAACATGCTACAAGATTTGGATAAAAAGAAAGTGTAATATCTTCTGGATATTCTATGCTAAATGTTGGTGTTCTTGTACCATCTTCATTTTTTGAACAAGCGCTAGAGCCTACATAATTTAAATGTTCTAATCCAGTTACTTTACTGGCTTTGATATATCTTTCAAATACATTATCATTCAAAATACACACATCATCTTCCATTATAAAAATATAATCACAATTCCTATCAAGAAGATATTTAAATGCATCATTTTTAGATTTAGCAACCCCTTTATTTTCTTCATGTTGAATTAATTCAAAATCTTCCGCTGAATTAATCTTTAATTTTTCACCGTCATTTACTATGATAAATTCATCAAGTTTATGACATGGTATAGATTCTAAAACGTGTTGCAATTGCTCTGAGCGATTGCATGTAATTAATCCCAATCCTATTTTCATTTTTTACTCACATTTAATTTTGGAAATTCATCATGAATCATTTCACATTTAAGAAATGGACATAGCTTGTCATATCCATCTCCATTTGGAATATCCATAATAAGTAATTTATATTTTCTATTGTTAAAATGTTCAACTACACTTTTAACGTGATTTTTATATATATTTTTAAACACAATTTCATCAAAAGTTATTATACCATAAACATTTTTTCTTACATTAATACTTTGTTCATTTTTTGGAGCTTTTTTCCAATGCTTTCTACAAGATTCTAACCATTCGGACATATCTCTGATAGTTAAAATAAATTTAGCATCTGGATATATATCATCTAATTGTTTATAAAAAGGTATTACACTTGTATCAGTTAATGAATCATATCTTTTCGCAAATTCAAGTACTTTATTATAAGGCGGATAATGTCTTGAAGAGAATCCGCATTTTTTTAAAGCTTCTGTCAATGAAGTTGTTCCTGTTTTACTTAAACCTATTCCAAAGATCTTCATTGAACCTTTCTTGCAAAATTAGTTTGTATATTAGATAAAACTCTAAAAACTTCGCTTTCTTCTGTTTGTGGAACTTGTTGTGGAATGTAACCATGTTTATGTCTAAACCACGCACATGCTTCATTGAAATTCTTTTGCCATTGCGTTTTATCTTTTCTTATTTCACTTCCTTCGTCGCTTTTGGTAATATTACCTATATATTCCCAAGATTTAGCTATATCGGCAAACCACCAGAATGGCGGATGCAATCCGGCTTTAATAATCTTGTATGTATGATCAACATGCTCCATGGCGTTTTTATATCGCTCATCCATATAACCAACTTGTTTAATTATACCTCTTTGATAAAATGATAAAGCACCTGTGCAATTAGGATATAAATATAGTTCCATACCAGATTCATCATCTTCAATGACTTTTCTAATAATATATTGGCCTGTTTGGGGATGAACATTATAACTACCGCCAGGCAATGCATAATTTAAATGCCATGTGCCAAATACTTCTCCTGTTTTAATGTATTGTTCAAATACATTAGGATTCTTAATAAAGATATCATCTTCCATTAGAAAAATGAATTGACATTTGTCTTGAACAAGATATCTCATAATTTCATTTTTACTAATTCCAACGCATTTATTTGTGTTATGCTGTATTATTTCCTTAACAGTAGAAGGATATACATTTGAATCATATGGTGTGCCATCATTTACAACTATAAGCGTATCCACGTTTGGAATAGAATTAACACATTGCTTAAAAAATTCTGATCGGTTGCATGTTACAATACCGACACCTATCTTTGTATTCATAATTCCCCCTGCGATTTTTTCTCTACTCTATTATATACATCTAAAAGATATTTAGTTACTTTATCATTATTGTCAATTTCTAATAAATCAACAAATTCAATAATTCCATTTTGTATATCAACGGCATCATCTAAATTTATCTTTTTAACTTCATCCCGTACTGCCTCTGAATACACTAATTCTTTTTCAGTTGATAACTCTACTGGTTTAAGTGCTGCTAATTTTTTGGTTAATTTATCAAGTACTGGATATGAAATTTCTGTATCAATAATGAATTTAACTATATTTCCTCTGAAATCATTTTTGATCTCTTCTGTTATACCATCTTCAGTCAACATTTCAGATAATTTTATACGTTTATGTTTTGGAGATGTAGTATTTTCTATAAATTCATATTCTTTGGTTTCAATATCAATTAAATAAATACCTTTCGAATGATTGGCTTCTCCCCAAGATTGTTCATATGGAGATCCTGTATATACAATTGTACAATCATTATAATTTCTTATTTGAGTATTATGGAAATGACCAGATAATACTAATTTAGCAGCATTTATTAAATCATCAACATTAATACCAGTATTACATAATCGTTTACGAGACATTTCAAAAGTATTAATTTCAAAATGACCAAATATTATATCACTAGTTTCTAATTGTTTTAAAGATAGATTCCATGGATAAAATGTTAATTTATTATCAAATGCATTTATAGTAGTAATTTCATCCAGAATAGTTATATTATCCCATTCTTTTAATGTCGCAACTGAGTTGACATCTGTCCTTGTATTAAAATGACAATCATGATTACCTACAGGAATAATTACATTAAATTCATTTAAAGTATTAAAAAATTTAGGCAATACATGCAATGTAGTTACAGACACTTCATATCTATTATGAAGAACGTCTCCAAGAATAATAAGGTCAGTAATATTATGCTCGATTAATACATTTCTAATCCATTCGGCAACTTCTAGAGTTATTTTATGCCATTTTGGACTAGCTACATGAACACCGAGATGAATATCACTAGTAACAGCAATCTTCGGTTTATATATCTTCATCGTGTATAATAGTATTAACGTGATTTTTTTGGGCAGGGAGAATACCAGCACTAATTAATTTTTCGATTTCTGATTCTTGGTAATTAAGAATAGTTTCCATTTCTTTCTTTTCTTTTTTAATTCTATTGCAAAAAGCATGGAAAGCTATCTTTGTGAAGTATGAAAACGGATTTTTGCCTAAAGATAAATCAAACTTATGTGCACGCAAAGCTTGAATCATTTTTATGATTGCATCACCAATCATCTCTTCTTTGTACGTATAATTAATAAAGTTGGGCGCATAAGATAATCGCTGTGCAATTTGTTGGATAGACTCAGCTAAAGGGTCATCAAAAAAATCTGTTTTATAGAATTTAGATATTTGATTTTTAAAAACTGTAGGATTAATATAATTTCTATCTTTTTCAATAGCTACAATAAATTGAGGGGATTTGAATATATCCGTATTAGTATATGCAGTGACTTGAATATATAATGTACTGCTAATAACATTTGATTTATTATAGATATGACTTATGGCAGAACTTGCGGGGGCTTTTGTAAGGTTACCATCATCTCCAAAATCCCATTTAAATGAATCAATTGTACTAAGAATAACAGGATTTCCTGTTATTGCAAACGCGATTGTTTGTGGAAGTTTAATAGTGTCAATATTATGAAGCCAATCGCCTCTCTTTTTTAATTTCCCTATGATTTTTATATCATGACTCAAACAAATCTTTGAAGACATATTCGGCTTTCTCCTCTTTGTAAAAGTTAAGTCGTTCTTCTAAATGCGACTGACCATAGTGCTGCATATCAGCAATATCAAAGAAATCTAATTGGTCTTTATATTCGTGCAAACGCAGCCCTCGACCAATTGTTTGTATTAATGTTATTTTTGCCTTACTGCCTTGTGCGAATATAATATACCTTAAATTTTTGATATTAATACCAGTTGAGAAAATTTTTGCAATCGCTATACATACAAAATTACTATTATATTCCATCTCTTTACGTATATTTTCACGGTCTTTTATTTTCATTTCTCCCGTAATGTAATATACTTGTTTGTGTTTTGCTTTTTCAGAAATTAAATCATACAATGTTTGTCCATGCTCTAATCTATCTACTGTTATTAATAAATTGCCTTTACATTGTGTTGCTAAATGACTTATTACTTTATTCCTGAAAGGGTGATTGAAAAGGAAATCACACTCTTTATTATACGCCTCCGTTGGATTATTAGGGTTAATAACCGGATATAAATATTTATCATAATTCAAATTCAAAATATTGATAACACGATCAGATAAATATCCCTTACCAATAAGCTCAATTGAAGGCACATCAACTAATGTCCTGCCAAAATGACCTTTAATATTCCATTGATCTTCAATATTACTTGGCAGAGTTGCAGTTAATCCTATTTTAAATGGAGTTTTGAATTTAGCTAAAATTTTATTATTTTTATTTCCTAAACGCAAACCGTGAGCTTCATCTACTAATACAATACTTCTATTAAATAAAAAAGATGGGTCTTGTTTTTTACTTTGAAGGATTTTCATTGTAGCAATAATGATAGGAGCATTTTTATCAACTTTTGCTATTCCAGACCATTTCGATATTAAATTCTCATCTATTCCATAATCAATGAAATCAGTGCATGTTTGTTCCATTAATTGTCCATTTGGGACTAATATAAGAGCATTTGCATCTTTACTTGTACTAAGCATTGTTTTGGTTATTAAGGCAGTAATTAATGTTTTACCACCACCTGTTCCAATTAAAATTAATCCTCTACCATATTTTTTAAATGCTTCTAAAGCAGCTTGCTGATGTTCAAACGGAGTTAATTTTAATTGTGCAATAGGAACATTTTGCAAAATACTTGCGGGATTTATGATTCGGCCAAATTCAGGAGTTTGAGATACTTTTAAATCAGGTAAATTGTATTTAATATATTTGATTATTTCGAAAAATAAACCAGGATTAAAACGACCAGTTTTTGTAATAGCATATTTTCTTTTATTAAAAGGAGACCGTGAGTATTTGCTTCCCTTATTTTCAATAGAGAAGTATTCTCTTATTAAATCTAAATATGATGAAAGGATTATACCTTTATTGCGTTGACCATCCCAATCGAAAATTAATTTCATGTATTTTCAAGTTTTATAATTTCTATTATATTTTTAACATCATATGTTGCGCTTCTACATATATCCACGACTTTTTCTAAATGCATAATTAACAGTTCACACATTTCGATTTCATCATCTATTTTTTTTATAATGCTGTGCTGTTCTGCATGTTTTAATATACTAGGTTTAGACAATTGTACTTTTGATATATCGTCAGCATTTTCTATTATTTTTCTAACAGCATCTTTACGCAGTCGTTTTAGTTTATTTTTCTCTATTTTTTGATTAATTAATCTTGCGACCCATTTATGTTTTATAGAGGGTAACTTAATTTGAGTCTCACGAAGATTCATTTCGTCTAATTTTAAATCTTCATCTAACTCATCAACTAAATTTTGTAAATCTTCATGTAATTCTTCTGCCATAATAAAACCTCCTATTACTTTACCATAATTATTTTAAATTGCAAGGAGAAAAATGAGCTTTCTAAAATATGTTGATATGTTTATTGAAAATATGACTGCAGGTGGTGGTGAAGTGCTTGGACCAAATTCAACACAAAAAGCCCATCCATTTAGCAGCGACGAATATGCATCGGGCAATGCGCTCAATCTTTTCGGCGCACCTGATGATCCCGACAAACCAAATAAGAAGAAAAAGAAGCGCAAAAAATTTCCATTATACCGTCGAAATATTAAAAATAATATGTAATTACTTCCATGAGTAATAATAATAAAGATAAAGGTAAAGTATACGAAAGAGAAATTGCAAAATATCTTTCAACATTAACTGGCAAAAGTTTCACTAGAGTTCCCAATAGTGGTGCTTTTATTGGCGGTAAAAATAAATTCAGAGCAGATACTTTATCTGAAGAACAGACAGATTTATTTACTGGCGATATTATTGTGCCACCTGAATGGAATCATGTTTGTCTTGAATGCAAATGGTATAAAAAAATAGGTTGGTCTGCATTATTTTCTGAAGATGGCGAATGTAATCTTAATAATTGGATTGAACAGGCATCTCAAAGCCCCAAACCATTGTGGTTTATATGTTTTAAAATAAATCGATTAGGACAATATGTTGTATACGACAGAGAATGCTTTGCTTTTAAAGACTTGGGCACTTACATGATTTATCGTAATGCATATAAAATACAAGTATTAGAACCATTTTTTGAGCAAAATTGGACTCTCATAGAGGAGTGTAAAAATGTTATTTGAATTTAAAATAAAAGGGACAAATAGGTACAGCGAATGCATGTATTGCGGAAGTCGTTCATACGGTAAAGGATGCTTATATGGTCCTGCTGGGACTCATGTGCATACTGATGATCCTAGCCGATGCATTTATTGCGGATCAATTTCTCATGGATTAGGATGCCCTCACAATCCACATGCAAAATTCCATGTTCATGGATTGGAGTATAATAATATGTTAAAAGAAACTGTACAGAAAAATTTTATGATTGATTTGTTTTTTAAAAGATTATTTGAATCTTTTGAAAACATGCAAGCATTTAAACTTGGTTTAATAGATGAACAAGGTCATCTCATTAAAAAGCCACAAACAGAAGAAGAAAAAGCCAGTATTACACCATTTGATCATTATATTTTCAAACTTAGAAGATTATTGGGGGAAGCTAAATTACAATATCTTAGCAATGATATTGCAATAGAACTAGTTACTGAAAAAAAAGATGATTTTAACGTTGAAAAATACGAGAAAGAGGTTATAATAAAAAACAAATTCAAAGATTTAATACAAGACTTTAGTAGAGTACTAAGTGACGGCTTGCAAGAAGGTTTTTCAAAAGAATCTTTAGAATTATTTTTATTAGAAACCTTTTTGGATGAAGAATGTAATAATAATTAAAAAGCATCGTTTAGCACTTGTTAAAATAAACTTTTTAATTGATGATATACAAAGAGAATTAATAAATGATGTTTTTGATTTATATCAAAATGTTACTGCGCTCATAAAATTTACTCGTGATGTTAAACGGTTGTATTTACATTCGTTAATATATAATATCTGTGAATTTTATTCAAGGAATATTTTGGAAAAATATACGAAAGTACTAATTACAGATTTCACATTAAAAGAGATGTCCTTGGAAATTTACAAATATATTGAGCCAGAAATTTTCTATACAGATACTTGCAAATTATTATATAGTAAACGCAAATTATTACCTCTGCCTATTTTAAATGCAGAAAACCATTTACAACAAAATGGTAAGCGTGAAGAAACTATTCAAAAAATATTACAAACAGTTGAGCAATTTAAAATAACAACACCTTCATTAAGAGAAATAAAAAAAGAAGCTAAACGAGAAGGCCTTCTCTTCATGGAGAAGTATTATACAATCAATAAGTTCATTAGTCTATGGACATAAAACATAAATAATTTAGAAAGGAGAATTCACAATGGGAAAATTCGAAGATAAAATCACAGCTAAATACCAACAACTTAATGAGGAAGATTTAACAGTTGATACAATAGCAGCACCTGGTAGTGTTGTCGATCAACTTATAGCTCAAAAAGAACAGGGTGGTAAGATGCTTATTGATGCTATTGCATCTAAATTGTCTGATCCAAACACTTCAGCAGAAATGAAAAATGATATTGCTGCTTTTGTAACTGGTGTTAAAGATATTGCATCACAATTGCAAAATCAAAATCAACCACAACAACAAGATCAACAGCAAGATCAACAACAGAATCAACAACAAAATCAACAAGTTCAACCACAACAGCAAAGCCAGCAACAAACTTCACCAGAAGCTGCTGCAATACAATCTGGCACAACAGCACCACAAGGACAAGTAGGTTAAAATGCACTTTAATAGAGTATATAAAAAAGCTAGAAAACGTTTTCTGGCTGAACAAGAAAATGCTCCATTGTCATCTGGGTCTGCATTAAATGCATCGCCTGGTGCAGAAACGCCGATGCCTCCATCTCCTGGTGGATTAGGTGGAGGACAACCGGAACAACCCCAACAACAAGACCCTACACAAGGCATTGATGATAATACAAAAAGAAATTTAGAGCCATATAAAGTTACAGAAGAAGCGTTAAATGGAATGATAGAAAATGCAACTCCAAAAATGTTTCAAAATTATCTTAAAATGTATGGCTCTGGTATGGCAGAAAATGATGAAAATCAATTGGTGTTACAATACCAGGATATTTATCAAAAAATTGAAAAAATGATGGAAGAAACAGGATTTGAAGAACCTGATATGGCAAAAGGCGGTGATGGCAGAGCTGGAGCAAGCGGAGTTGGTGTGAAATAATAAATATGGAGGACTATGAAGACTGCTGAAAAAATAATAGAAGTATCATCTCGTAATGATGTTTTTAAAATATATGTTTTAGGTGATACTCATTTTGGCCACCCCCATTGTGCAGAAAACGCAATACGTAGTTTGGTAAATAAAATCCATAGCGATCCTAATGCTTACTGGTTCGGTGGTGGCGATATGTGCGATGCTATTATTTTCGGCGATAAAAAGCGATTTGAACCTGATGTCCTTCCAGATTGGATGTTATCTGGTACTTCAGCTACTATCAGAAACAATTTAAAGGATATCGCAAAAGCAGAGCGAAATCGATTTGTTAAAACCATTTATCCAATCAGAGATAAATGCCTTGGTTTAATTGAAGGCAATCATGAATACTCAATTATGAAGTATCACAATCGTGATTACATGTCAGAATTTTGTGATGAGCTTGAAGTTGAAAATTTAACCGATTGTGCATTTTGTCGTTTAATTTTCAGACGAGGCACTTCATCTAGATCTGCATCTATTTTCATAGCGCATGGTTATGGAAGTGGTAGAACAGTAAGTTCCGAAATAAGAAGATTACATACATTGTCTACAGATAAAGATTGTGATATTATTTTGGTAGGACATTCACATACTTTTGCGATCCATCCTCCTATCCCAGTCATGGTCTTGCCAAGAAGTGGTAATCTAATGAAAGATCCTAAAACTACTCATAAACATGCAGCTAATTGGGGATCATATGTTTATAATTATAAAGACGGTCCTGCAAGTTATGCAACACGTGCATTATACCCTGCAAAACCTATGTATACTGTCGAAGTTTCGATCATGCCACATAAGTCAGATTACCAAAAAATTATTCATATGACTGAATTAAATCTTATCTAATACATAAACTAAATTGCATAATCCTCACGTGTATCCGCTGCAAGATCCCACAGTGACAAATTGTAAAGATTGTAGTCTACAGACTGCAGTCTACAAAAATATTATTTAATAATTTGATTTATGTATTAGATAAGATTTAATTCAGTCATATGAATAATTTTTTGGTA